CATTATACATGAACGGATGATTGAGTATGGCTTCTAGTTCAGGGATGCGGAGAGCGGCATATTTGCGCTTGAGCGACTTTTTATAGCCGCCTTCGAACCCCATCTCAGCCAACTGTCCAATGTCTTTGCCAGCGACTTTGAACAGTGCCTCATCAGACAGCTGACTAAATTTACCGAATATCTGGCGTCCGAGTGCTACACGCCCATTCTGTGGATGGACGGAGCACTCATAGATGGGCGCGTCAGGGCCGCCTTGAGCTTCAAGCCAGGCCGCCTTTGCTTCTTCGCCCGTCATTTCGCCATTCTCTATTTTCTTCAAGAATGGTTTGATGTCTTTTGTGCAGTCGGTCGTTATGATTATTGACTCTTCTGTTACTGTAACTTTACAACCGAAGCAGTCTATAACAACTGTCCCAATAAACTTACTCAGATATTTAACGATAGCGCATTTTATGCCACCATTATTTCTGAGCTGTGCTATAGGCCCTTTGATACCACACTTTCGGCCCATGATACCACCACCATCGTCCAAGGCTTGTTCAACCTTGTCGGCTTCGGTTATCTTGTATTCGTTCGGGACGTCAACATGGACAACAGGCCGTCCGTCTATGATGTCTTTTGCATCGTCTGTACGACGTTTGACATTCAAGACGATAACCTGTTTCATTGTTGCCTCTGTCGGTTTGCAAGCTGTGAACCGAAGTGCACGCACCTGATTCATTTTGTTTACCGGCAGTCCAGCAGGCGCATCTAATAATACATGGTTCATGTATCCGTTTGTTACAGTATACAAGAATTTTCTTGGCATGTATATAGCTGCCCCTTTCTTTACTCCACCTTGGCTGGAACACCAGAGCAAGTACTCCACACCTTCGAACTTTATCTTTTCTGGTGCTTCGCTCAATGGATTATCGCTATCTTTGTCGTACCACTGATAGACTAAGATAGTCTTACCGTCAAACCCATTTAGTTTTGCAACTGAACATTCTCCGCGCTTGGCCTTTGTAACATCGGTCAAGTTTTCAGCGGACAAGAATTCGATCTTTTCAGGTTCTACGTTTGCCCATTTCGGACTGGACACTCGTCTCGTCTTTGGCTTTGGCACACCAGAGTCATCCACTGCATTGTATGCAGCGACGCCTTCTTCGTGTGTACCACCTTTGGCACGACACGACCAGTACCGTTCATTAGGACATGTTTCGGCCGGTATTGCACCGAGTAACGGTAACAGTGGTGCCAGCGCCATACATCTGGCAAACTTCGCAACACGTTTGCCGTAGTTATGGCGGCTGACACTGCCATATTTGGCACACCGGGTGTGATACCCGATGGCGCACTCTACCGCCTTGGTTTCGGTGGGCGTGTCGATGGTTTCTGCCATCTCAATGACGGCAGTGCTGAACAGGCCCAGAATCAGGGCGGTCAGCAGGGCAACGAGTTTCTTCATGGGAAACCCTCCTTTCGTGACGGTTGTCTGATATTATGCATTACTGCATACAACCGTTCGCATAAAAAATAAAAAAGAAGAAGTCGTCAAACTTCTTCTTTTGTTACGTGCATATCCCACACTTTATTACCAAACAATTGCTTAATATTATTAAGAAACTGTATGGCTTCAACCTCTGTTTCAAAGAACGGGATATACTTTTCAATGCCAATCTGGTACCAACGGGCCACGTACATGAAGCTTTTAACTTCAATTGTTTGCCCTTGCTGTTTACCTTGCTCTTCTTCAGGATAATCTGCAGCAAGTTCGCTATAAGAATCATAGCGATATATTTCGCCCTTAACTTTGGCAATCCACATTTTACGCACCTCCTTTCTGATGTGTAAAAATAAAAAAAGAGAGAGCTAATTTAATAGCTCTCTCTAGTTTCAGCTTACTTATTGAATACAGTTTCGATGGCCAGACTTTCTGCCATCTTTTCCTGCAGCGCTTTGAAACTATATGCCTTCCACGCACCGTTGTGTGTTTTTGCATATTCACTCGCAGCTTCAGGTGTTGTAAACACGCCATCCTCTTCGATGATAGTTTCGGGATACAGAGTGGCCGGTTGATACCGAACAGCAAAGTATGCGATATACATATGCCGCCACTTTTCTTTCCAATATACTTTACCGTTAGTGTCATACAAGTGATATCGGCCATCGTCCTCCTTGATACCGGCGATAAGATAGAACGGTTCGTAGGCATCACTTATCTCGTAGGCTTTGAGCGCTTCTTCTGCATCACTGTAGAAGTTTCGTTCGCTCAAAGAGCTCAGGTGGTTGGTGACGAAGTAGAAGTCTGCACCAAGCTTCTTTTCGGTGTCGAAGTGCTTCATGTTGAAGCACGTGTCTGCGCCGCAAGTGACGCAGAAGGGCTCGCAGTAACCGCTTTCGCATTCTTTGCAATCTGCGCGGCTGGGAAGGGTGTACAAGGTTCCTTTCATTTGGAATTACCTCCTTAATATTTTTCGGCTTATTCAGCCGTATTCATAAAAAATAAAAACCTGAAGATTAACTCTTCAGGTTTTCCTTTTTATTGTTCAAATCCATGCAGATTCTTGTCGATTGAGTTCCATAGGACATTACCGTTGAATTTTCTCATTGCGTCACCAACAAATTCTTTTGTCTTCAAATTCCACGCGAAAGCAATTCGATCATGCGTAGGCATTCTAAATACAGCCACGTATGTTTTACAACCGACATTTGTTCCATAATCAAACTGTCGGAGCTTTTTGATTTCTTTGTGAGCGTTTTCACCAAATTCTAGCACTATTTCTTTTATCTTATTCTTAAGTTTGGCATACGTCCAATTATCATACGGGTCAAGAAAACCAATTATGGCTACATCGTCGAACATATCTGTTTCTACATGCACGTAAACCTGGAAATGTTTTATTCCGCATACGTCAATTGCCTCGTAGAATGGCCTATAGTATAGATATGGAATTTCTGAGCGGATTCTTTCTTTTGCGTCCTCAAGGTTCGTTTCTTCGGCAAGAATGTTTGCAATTCTTTTTTCTGCCTCTTTACGTGTTAATTTCTTTTTCATGATAATACCATCCTTTCTTTGTAGTCGTCCCAGTCCTCCCAGCCTTCATCATCTAAGTCACGATGCTTAACGTCAGGAACGATAAGGCTGTTGTTTTTGCGGCCGGACATCTCGTCCTGCAACGCATTCAGAGAATACTCTTCAGCGTACTGCTCAACTTCGCGGTTGAGTTCATTGAACTCATAATCATGAAGTCTGTCTATACGGCCGTAACCTAATAGTGCTGCCAGCGCCTGATAGCCTTTGCCATCAACGCTAACAACATACTCATGTGTAATTTTCACGAGTATCACCTCCTTCGTTAAAATAAAAAAATACTCAGCATGAATTAACATGCTGAGTATTCGTATTCAGTTATTTAAGCAGTATTAGTACAGCGGTTCATAACCATATGCGTTTACAACGGTAATTTCTTTGTTATAAAGACGCAGACTGTCACATATTATCGGTGTTCTGGTAATACAGATATCTTCGCAGTGACGATATACGTCCTGCTCATCCAACTGGATGATTTCGTTGATGGACATGTTGTCCAGTTCAAGGGTGTCAAGTTCATACTTTGCTTTGCGTGCCATGATAGCATCCTCCTTAAATATATTATTTCTTTGCGGCCGAAGCTGTCATAAAATAAAAAAAGACAAGCCTTATATAGGCTTGCCTTTTATTTTCAGCGGCGTGGCCGGATGAAGAAGTAGATGCGGCCATCCATGTTACCCCAGATATCGTAAATGTCTTCATAGGGATAACGATAGATAGTCGTACGGGAGCCGCACTTTTCAGTCCAGTCCCCGTTCGACTCGCATCGCATGAAGTGAAATGAACCAAGCCAGTTACGAGCAATTCGAAACGCTATTATTTCGTACTGCTCTAAATCTACTTCAACGTTATCGACCAGCCTGCGGTTAATAAGTTTCAATTCTGGCACGTCGCTGAGAATGTACCGAACACATTTATGTTCGAATTTTCTCCATTCTCTGGTGTGAGACGCTTTTCTTATTTCGTCGTTAAACCAGTTAATATCGTCGCCTATCTGGTACCATGAATTAACATGTAGAGCGTGCCCCCCGCAGTTAATTTCATTATTGCAGCTATCGAGTTTCTTATACTTCTCGACTTCAGCTTTTTCGAGCCACATACTATCATCTCCTTTCCATGTGACTGTCATAAAAAATAAAAAAGCCAGAGCCTTAATAGGCTCTGGCTGAGAATGTGATATTAGCGGCTGGCATACTTTATTTTGCGTCTTAAAGCTTCGTTTCTTTCTGTTATCTCAACAGCCTTTTTATCGTAATATTGTATTTCAAGGCTATTAAGATACCACATAGCGCCGTCAAACCGTCCTTCTCCGTAATACCAACGAAGAAATTCCTTGTTTTCTTTGAGTTCAGCGGCCCAAGCTTCTTTCTTTTTAGCAAGCTTAGTTTTTCTTGTTTCTTCTTCATTTGCAAGTTTGTCTTCTTCGTACCAATGTAGTCCAGCAATTGTGCAACCGAGCATGTTGTCCATAACACACCCTCCTTTTGTTTTATTTGGCCATACCTCTTCGGTGGCCGTAAAAAATAAAAAAATAAGGAGAGCCAATAATGACTCTCCTTCTTCTACTCCCATGGGCGCTAGGCAGCCGCAGGAGCGGGTCTGTGTTGGTTAATAGTCCCATTCTACGTACGGCGGTTCGTACTTAGCGTAAACGAACTGCCCGCTGACGGTGTATACAGTGCCGTATTCTTCGTCGGCTTTCTGTTTCGCCGCTGCAAATGTAGCTCTTTGTGCTATGCCGGGTACGCCGTCAACAGTATAACAGACGTTGTATGTCTTGTTATCTGGATTAATGACGGCATCCAATTCCCAGCAGCCCTTGGCGAAGTTGTACTCAAAGTACAATTCGCCAATTTCCATACAGAAATACTGGAGTTTGCCAGCTTTGTTAGCTGCGCTGGCATGAACCCATGCGGCGTTCTTATCGAGGCAAACCAAATCGTTCTTTTCACCGGTACGATGAATGTGGTAAGCATCGGCTTTGTAGCCGAATTTCTGCTCCCACGCAGAAGCACCACGAGGGGCAACGCCCTTGATGTTGATGATAGCGTTAAACCCGTCCGACATTTTGATAACCAGATTATCCATGATATTGCCTCCCAGAGCTATAAATTTAACCGCTAGGCGGTTGAAGCTCCTCGTAAATAAAAAAATAAGGGGACTACCTTATGCAGGTAGTCCCAGAAAGTAAGCTTCAGCGGGCAAGCGGCAGGACTCTTGGCAGTTTCACCATAGAGTCTATTACTTCTTCGCCGTTGAAGATAAGAACCTCGTACTTGCACTGGGGCAAATATTTGTCCTCGTACCATGATAATTTCTTACCATGATAGGCAAAAGTTATCAGTAAGCATGGGCCTTCTTCAGTTTCTGTTGGTTCGACAACGATGAACCTTTTGATTTCATAGTTGTCAAACAGTGCGTCTTCTGCCAGCGCATTTCTTGCGGCGAAGCTACCATAAATAATAGCAGCAAACGCGAAAACGCCGGCAAGGATTTTGCGCCATGTTTTGCTGAAAATAGCAAGAATAACGCAAATGATACCAATTACCATCAGAGAGACTACAGCAACTGTTTCGAACTCAAACATTTTTCGAGTCCTCCTTTCTATTTCTGCGGCTGAAACGTTGCTTCTTCAGCCGCTGTATAAAAAATAAAAACCGGGGCATATTTCAGCCCCGGTAAGAGAGTGTCGTGTCAGATGCGGTATTCGGAGAAGAATACAGTCTCATCGTCTTCTTCCCTTACGACTTCAGTTTCGTAGCCATCGATGGCATAAACTCTTTTTGCTCGCTCGATAACGCTCCACGGCGTATCGTGATAGAGTTCTTCTCCATGCTGCGTAAAGCCATCATCATACTTCAATGTGAAGTCTTTACTGGCTTCGGCGATGGCGATGTTTGCAACATTAATGGCCTCATCTAATGTTTTAACGGCAGCCAAGAAGTTTCCGGGGTGACAGAAAGTCATCCCAAGAGTCTCGTCGGGATTCCCGAGCCACTTCTGCGGGAACTGGACGCGCCCGCTGAAGCTGCCCGGAGCATCCGGGACGGTCTGTACGTTGTATCCTCCACGAGCAGAAGGGTACACGACAAACAGAACATACGGCATCTGTTCGATGACTGTGTCCTGCCAGGGCATGTACTGGTCAAGAACCAGCACCTTACCGTTGTTCTCTTTCCGGCCGTGAAGCACAAGCTGTTCAGCTTCGACTTCAGCGTTTGCTTTGCAGATGTATTGTTTGAGTACGTCTTCTGCAAACTTCTCGGCGCGCCAGAAGGCTGCGTTCTCATCTTCTTTGCTGTTCCATGCCGGGTTGAATGCGTGGATCGCTGAGGATAGCATGTTCGTTTCTACACCATTGTCTGCTTTGTCAATAGCGAGTACTAAATCCCTATCAACTTTTTCCCAAGCTTTTTGCATTGAACACAAAGCAGAACCAAGGTCGCGCCAAAGCAGCCCGAAGCTGCAGTATGGAGTGCCATCAGGGCGCAGCGCTTTGTTCAACTGATGGTGATCATATTCCGGGTAGCCGAATTGGCATCCGATATCGTAGCAGAAGGTTTTGCCATCAGCTAAGTCCTTCAACTGCTGTTCAGTGGGGCGGCAGGTGCGGACGACCTGCAGACTCGGGTTAATGAGTTCCAGCAGCGCCGTAGCAAAAATTTCATCACTATGGAAGATTGTCGAGTGGGTAATGACGTAAACCAGGGTCTTGATGTAGTTAACAGATACGGTAGCCATAGGGGCCTCCTTCTCCTACACTATGCAGTAGGCGCTTTTTTTGCGGCTGGACATTCCGCTTTTCTGTTTAACGTCCATGAAAAATAAAAAAACAGGAGCAGCCAATAATGACTGCTCCAAGTTTTGCTTGTTTAGGTTGCTCCGCACTCCTCGCAACCCCATGTCATTCCGGCCATATTTGCCCCGCAAAAAGGGCAACGATGATACAAACATGCGAGCACGTTGCCGTTTTTGTCTTCAGAGAACAAGGCAACATCCTTGAACTCTTTAAAGAATTCTACTGCGTTTTTCTTTTCGTTATTCATATGTCAACTCTCCTTTCATAATTAACCGCCTACTTTAGTAGGTTCGGTGGCGCAAAGCGGTTGACTGTGCTTTGCGGCCGTAAAAATAAAAAAAGAGAGAACTGTAAGATTCTCTCAATATATCAACAGCTACCTTGCACAAACAAGAACAATATTCGTTTATTGTCCTGGTAGCCCTGTTGTGTGTACGGCCCCTCCGTGCTGGATACTTACATATCCCATAGAGCTTTATAGCTCCGCGTACACATGCAACCCTTCACACACCACAAAGGTTTCATCGACTTGAAAGCCTACCTCAAGCCTCAACCACATGCGGGTTGCGCCTGCAAGGACAATGGCTAGATTGTCTTGCCCAACCTGTTGCTGGGCCGGTTGGCTGCCCTGTTCCTTTATGTTAGCTACGGCTACAATGCTAACACCTCCTTTCTGTGCTGTTTGTAGCCATAAAATAAAAAAATGGGATAACCTAAATGGTTATCCCCAGCTTACCCGCCAACTGGACGACTGTGTTCCAGTTGGGATATTCTTTTATGAACTTGTCCCATTTTGGGGCAAATTCCTCAGCAGAGTCCTTTTGCCCCTCAACTCGAAGTTTATGCAACTTAGTTGCGACGACTGGGTTGAGCCCATGCTGTACGCATAGACTCTTAAATTTAGTAATGCTCATTATACTACCTCTTTCTTATTTTGTTGTGCGGCTGAAACCGCATAGAAAATAAAAAAAGCCACAGGCAGTAGCATGAATTAACATGCTTTTCTGTGGCTTTTTTGGATATTCAGTTTTTTCTTACGATTACCCGAGATGCGGGAAATCGTAAGAGTTGCGCAGCTCGTAAAGCTTCTCTTCACGAACGTTGAGATCGTCGAAGAGTTCTTTCAGCACTTGGTTGCACGAAATGGCTTTCGTCACTTCGCCGTTTTCAAGGCAGGACACGATCTGCTTTGAAACGTCTTTCAACGATGCTTCAATAGCGTTGCATGCCGCTACCTCAGCAGCAAGAATGATATTCCTCGTAACCTGTAACATTTTTTGTTTCCTCCTTGGCTTATGCCAATAATATCTTCGGGTTTTCCCTGCAGCACTTGCGTGCATTAAAAAAAAGAAGGAGGGCTCAAGCATGAATTAACATGCCTATAAGCCACTCCTCTTTGGTTATTCGAATTGTACCGCAGATTCCTACGTCGCACATAGCGCTGCGTTCTGCCGCTGCACGAAGTGAGAACGCCAACCAACGTTTGCACGTTAGCTTATTCAGCCCTGTTCGAGGCGGTGGGTGGTTACCTCGCATACTCCAGCTTGCACCAGATGTACCCCCTAAGGGCACCCACAAGCCACGAAGGATTGACGTTTTCGGGTTGGACAACCGTTTGCGCGGACTTTTGACAAGGGCACCGCGACCATTACACAGATTACAACGCAGGAGTTGCTTTCTATGCTTTGGCTTCCCTACGAACCTTACTTCATACAGTGTGAATCTCGTGCGTTTCTTGTTCGAATTGATTAGATGAATCTACAACCTTTTAGGTAGCCTGCTAGATTCGCTAACCAATTCGCGCAAGGCGTGACGAGCCAATTCTGCTTTCTGGTTCGTGCCAATTATTATCGACTGCTCCGGCGGCCGGAGTTACTGACTGTACAGTATATTATCAGTCGAGTGGTGGCTTTGGCTTGCCACCTATCATTATTTTTATCGCATCCCAATTCGTAGTTGGCTTGTTGATGCGTGCTCAGCTTAGCCTTCTTGTGTTTGGCGCTCACATTCACCAACGATGCCAATCGTCGATGAATTTCGGCTAAGCCCAACAACAATGATATTGTTATTAGGTTCTCTCGGCTCGTTTGAGCTGCGCCTAGGTCTGGCTCCCTGCTAGAACCAGCACGTTCGGTTTTCATCCTTTCATATGCACGGCCATTTTACGGGGCGGCATGGCTGCCATTGAAAATAAAAAAATAAAATAAAAAATGGATTTTGCAGCGCGAATTTACGCTGAAAAATTTACATGAGAAAGAAAATCAATATATATGTTCTTCCCCAACTCTCTCTTCAATTTTAAACTCTCTCTTCAATTTCAAAACTCTCTCTTTTTCTTTTAAACCAAAAACGTGTTCACATCCTCTATATATAATTCGTGAACACATTTTTACGCTGAAAACTTTTCGAAAAAATAGAGGTACCCTTTTTACAGGGTACCCCATTCCAAAACTCTCTCCCACACCAAATAAAAATACAATATAAATACAAAAACTATTTATTATAAAACAATATCATTTTTTATCTTTTTCTAGCGTGTCTTTCGAAACGACCCATAAGGGAGAAGTGCTTCGTTCTTCTCCTTTTTGATTGATTAATTAAGGAGAGATAACCATGAGTGAAATTAAACAAACGGTACCCAAGTATGTATTTGATAAAGAATACTCTACCCAATGGCGTAGAGAGGTTAAGTTCTTAGAGGATAAGGGTATCAACTACACATTTGCTAAAAAGCATTACAAGTATCCTATTATCCGGTACAAATACACAAAGACACCCGAACTTTTTCTAGCATTAGCCGAATTTTATCATCAGGTTCGTGCTGAGCAGTTCTTCAAAAAGTCTGCAGCCGTCGAAGAAAAGATTAAGCTTCCTATCGAAGAAGGATGCATATCCATTCCAGCCGAGGAGCTTACTGAGCCTGAGAAGAAACTCTTGAATGTAACAGAAGAAGAAGTTATGGATGTTTTTGCTGATGACACGGAGTGATGATATATGGCATATATATTGTCAAAACCCCGTGGTAATAAAAAGCCAGCACAGACAAAACTATGTTTACACTGTAACCAAACAAAACCTTTATCCAATTTTTATGCAAACAGAGATTGGATAGAAAATGGCAATAAAGACAAATGGTGTAAACAGTGTCTGGCTAAAATTCGTACAAAGGATGAAATGCGGCGATACTTCTGGGAGAACAACCGGGAGTGGAAAGAAAGCGTTTGGGAGAATGCTCTTAAACAGGCTGAAATTCAAGCCGCTAAGTCTTCTGTGTATCAGAAGTCAAACGAAGACAGACGGGCTGTACTTTTAGAGTCTATTGCCTGTCCTATTATTCCTTCGTTGATGCAGAAAACACAGAACTATAAATACGAAGACCATACTCAGGACGTGAACACTAATAACTATGACGAAGCTAAAGTGGCTGGTAAAATAGTCGAACTAAATCCACACAAGGCTAAGGCTGATAAAAACCTGAAGACTTATAATGAGTTTTTCAACGGTGAGTTCAAACCAGCCGAGCTGGAATATCTTGAAGATTATTATGCCGGACTGGAAGACGACTTTGATTTGTCCGACATTTCTTTAAGAGACAACGCTAAAAAAGCTGCTAAAGCTTCGTTATTGGTAGATAAAGTTCAGAATGACTATATGGCCGGACGGTGTACATTACAGGACGTTAAAGACGCAATTGCTCAATATGACCTGTTGATGAAAACCGGTAACTTTGCTGCGTGTAAACGTAAACCCGGTGATAAAAATACTTTGAATAACTGGGCTGAAACATGTCAGTATTTAGAAACACATGGTCACCCTTGCACAAAGGTCATCGAATGGCCAAAGGATATCGTCGACCAGGCTTTAGATGGGTTAGGTTATATTATTGAGTCCATGCGAGACGATGATGTGGGTGATGTAAATGATTGATACACGAAAACACCCCAAGCGAAAAAGTTCGCTACAGAATCGTTTTACAGGTATAACTAATTGGAATACGGCGGAAGAACAAGTTATTTACTATCGGACTCATATGGATTGCTTCATCGAAGAAGCTTTCCGGCCGATTAAATTGACTCCTATTCAGCATGTTATCTCCAGAGGCGTTGGTAACGCTACTACTTCTGTAGTTGTAGCATCTCGTGGATATGGCAAGACGTGGTTAACAGCTTTAATGGCTGTATCTTTGGCTATTCTGTATCCGGGTACTTCTATATTAGTTGTTGCGCCAACTGCAGACCAGGCTACCCGTGTCTGTGAAAAGATACGTGACCTGTGTAATGAAAACGAGAACTTCAGAAATGAATTACGGCCGACAAATGCCCGTACTTTCGTTTCTATTTCTAAAGATGAATCATCCTGCACATTGAAAAATGGCAGTACAATTAAGTCTGTTCCTATGCAGCGTGCTCGTTCTTATCGTGCGAAGCTGGTTATCGTGGACGAAGCCAGAGACGTGGATATGAAGATTGTCCGTGACGTTGTTAAACCTACTCGTAACGAGACTCGTTATAATGCGAGAGCTTATGAGTTTGAGGACTATGACTCCAAGCTTATCTACATTACTTCTGCTTGTCCTAAAAGTTACGAGTTTTACGAAGAATTTCAGCGGATACTGCAAGAAAGAGCAAGAGGTAATAAGGCCTACTTTGCGTGCGTAATTAACTATAAAACGCCGATAGTTGAGGGACTTACGAAAGAAAGCTACTTCGAGGAAGAACGCAAAGGCAATCCTGAGTCTAGTTTTGCGATGGAGTATGAGTCTAAATTCTTAGGCTCGTCTGAGAATTCGGCGTTTCCTTTCGACTTGGTTCAGAATTGTCGAACGCTGAACAATATTGAGATGGAACAGCCGAAAGGCTCTAAGTCTCGATATATTATATCGTTGGATATAGCTACGTCAAAAGCTAAAGGTTCAGACAATAGTATTCTGATGGTACATAAATTTAATGAAAAGAAGGATGGCTCGTATAATAGACAAGTTGTCAATATTCGTTCATATAACGGTGTACCGTTGGATGTATTAACTGAAGAAGTCAGAAAATATTATCACTTAAAATTCCCAAATACAGAGAAAATTGTTTACGACGCAAGAGGTATTGGTGACAGTTTTGACAGATTCTTTGACAAAGCATGGATCGATATGGAGTCAGGCAAAGAATATCCTCCATTAGTAGTGGATGATGAGCCTTTGACAAATCCAGATGCGGTTCAGGCTTTGCATCCTTTCAGAGCTGTAAACACTTTGAACCAGCGTATTTATTCTAACTTGAGAGTTGCGCTTGAGAAACAAACCATCGAGCTTCCGAGCTCATCAAGAGTTATCAAGGCAAAGCTTAATGAGTTAGATAAAAGTATGCCTAAAGAAGAGTTTGCCAATTTCATCGAAGCGGATGCTTTGCAAATTGAAATGGGCAATATCGTAGGTAAGACTGGTGCCAGCGGTAATGTTTTGTATGATGTGCCGAAAGCCAGTATGCACAAAGATAGATATTCTTCTTTGGCTATGGGAAATGACTATATTTCCGAATTAGAAAAAATAAGCATCAAACAACACCAGCATGGCGCACCATGTGTCGGTTTAGCTTCTGGTTTTGATGATGCTGTTTCAAGACGTATTGCCAGAGGATTTGGCAGATTTTAAAGAAAGGGGCTGAGCCCAATGGGTTTGCTCGACCGGTTTTTTAACCGAACAGAAACTACGGCGGCCGTACAACAGCCCCCGAGAAATATTGTAGTTGGTGTAGGCAAAGAAGCGGATAAAGAAACTATCCAAGCCTTCACTAATTCAAACTTCACCTTTAGTGGTGAACTTTCAACTTACGATTATGTAAATCTTCTGAGAAACAAGCAGGATAACATCCAAAGTTTTTTCCAGCTTGCTGACTATTATGTGGATGCTGACCCTATTTGTCATGGCATCGTTAAACACGTTTATGTTCCGTTTTCTACCTGTTCAGACTGGTATCTTACCGGCTCGAAGGAGAAAACCTATGCTCTTTATGAAGAACAATATAAACGTATGCGGCTGAGAGAAAAGATAACTGCTATCTTTTTAGAACTTTGGAAATATTATAATGTATGCTGCTATCTGAAAGATGGAGACTTGATTACTCTGCCCATTAATAAATGGCGTATTGG